GTGATATTTTGTTGATTGATGACCCACACCCGATTGAGCAGAAGCGTTCTGATTTGAAAAGAGAGGCTGTATTAGATTGGTTCGCTAACACCTGGTCTAGCAGGCTGAATGATGAGAAGTTAGGCGCAATGATTGTCGTGGGTCAGCGCGTCCATACTCAAGATGTCTCTGGTTACATCTTGGAAGGCAACACAGGCCAGGAATGGGTACATCTCAATCTTGCTGCTGAGTACGAGCCAGGATCGGCCTGTCGGACCTATTTCCCTGGCAGTGGGAAAACGTGGCAAGATCCACGGACACAAGAAGGGCAATTGCTCTGGTCTGAAAAGTTCGGGCCTGACGTGATAGCACGCAAGAAAAGACAACATGGGTCGCTTGGATATGCAGCTCTTTATCAACAGAGGCCAGTACCTGCAGGCGGCAATATTTTCCAATCAAAAAACCAGCGGTACTTTACGATTGATCACACCACAGAATGCTACTTACTGGAAACGCCACGCGGTATTAAGCCTATCCCATTCAAGGATTGCTGGAATCTTTGCACGGTAGATCTGGCTATCTCTGAGAAACAATCAGCAGATTATACCGTCTTTGCTGCCTATGCTGTCACTCCCTATAAAGACTTGCTCCTATTGGAGATTGTCAGAGAACACTTCCCCTTCAATGAGCAGCTAGACCAATTGGTCCTATTCCACGAAAAGTACGGTTTTTCGCTGGCGGCGGTTGAGAGTGTGGCGTATCAACTGGCTATGGTGCAATCTGCCAGGGATAAGGGATTGCCAGCGCAAGAGTTCAAGCCTCCAGCGGATAAAGTGACCCGTTCTTCAACCGCGTCTATTTGGGATAGCAACGGGAAATGCTACAACCTCAAAAACGCGCATTGGCTGTTTGAGTATGAGAAAGAGATTCTTGACTTTCCCAAAGCACCGAAAGATGATCAAGTTGACACGAAATCAATGGCCGCTATTGTGGTGTGCACGCGCAAAGTACCAGGCGTGCTTGATCTGGATAGTAACGACACCACGCAAAAAATAGATCCAACTTTGAGTGTAGAACAAATCTTAGATGCAACCGCTATCCTTGCGGAGCAAGCCGTAGCTGCACAAAAAGAGCAGGATGTACAGTTACAAGAACTGTACCGCAAAGGGCCGCAAGTAGACGTATTTGAATGGGCTGACTCCCATGAAGGGAGTTACTTCTCATGAGCAAGAATAGACGTCGCGTACCCCTGCCACAACAGAAAGCTGATCCGAATGTAGCGGTAGTCGTAGGCAATACAGCGCCACAACAGCCTGCCATGATGCCTAGAAATATGCGCGCGTATATCCAGGAAGGCTACCGCTCTTCTAAAACTGTCTTCAGAGTCGTTGGGCATATCGCGCGCGCTGGTTCTACGATCAAATGGAAGCATTATACAGACGCTACAAAAGAGCGTGAAATTGATCCTAGCCAGTCTGAATTGCTCAAGCTCTGGAATATGCCAGCGCCACGTGTAGCAGGGACTGCATTTCGTGAAGCGATGATTGCGTACTACTGCATGACCGGAAACAATTACATTCTGGGCATCAATGCCGGGAACAATCCTAAAGCAAAGTTTGACGAGCTGTACAATTTGAGACCGGACCTGACAAAAATCAAAGTCAACGAGCAGGGACCGGAATACTACGAGTTTGGGACATTCCAGCCTCCGAAACGATACGATCCGCTACAAATCATGCATAATAAATTGTTTGCAGGCAATGATGACGTGTACGGCCTCTCACCTGTTGAAGTGGCTGCCATGCTCGTAGACATCCAAAAGGCTGGGCAGAAATGGAATCTGGGTCTGCTCTCGAATATGGCCAGACCTGGCGGCGCGTGGGTGACTGACGCCCTGTTGGGTGACACAGAATATAAGGGCCTCAAAGAAGAGATACGCAAGAAGTTTGCAGGCCCGCGTAACGCTGGTGAGACGGCAATCTTGCATGGCGGCGTCAAATGGCAGTCGATGAGTATGAGTCCTTACGAATTGGATTGGCTTGAAAGTGACACAAAGGGCGATAGAGACATCGCTGGCATCTTCTTCAACTTCCCTACCTTCTTGCTCGGGTTGGTGGATGCCACATTCAACAATCAGGCTGAAGCAAAACACTTTTTGTATACAGACATCGTGTTTCCGATTATGGACATGTTCGTTGGTTCACTCAACATGTGGCTCACGCCGCGTTACGGTGGCTATCTGGACTACGATAAAGAAGATGTCGAGACGATACGGGAACGATTGCAGGAAGCAAAAGCAGTAGAGTCTGACAGGGCCGGCAACGAGTTTGCAGGTGGGACGTCAACATTCCATGAAACACGGACGATACAGGGCAAAGAACAATTGCCCAACAAAGATTTTGTGTTGTTGCAACAAGTGCCTGTCTTTGTTGAACAATTGGATGATTACATTCAAGCACAAATGGATAAAGTCTTGAATCCACTGCCGCCACCACCACCTTTACAGTTGCCACCAACAAAAGTAACAGAAGTTTCTGACGATACACAGAAGATGCTGCCAGCGCCCAAGCCGAAGCCAGCGCTGGCGAATAACGAAAATCCTCGCGATGGGTCAAAGCCGCCTGTAGAGACTGCCGAGAACATCATTCGCGGTAATTTACCGCGAATAACGAAAGCGTTAGATCTCACGACTCCTGAGCAGAAACAAAACTATCTCAAGAAGATGGAATCTCAGCGCACGAAATGGGAAACGACCATAACCGAGCGTGTTGCGGATTATTTTAAAGATGAGCAGAAGACTGTTCTGGCCTCCTTGCCTGACACAATAGACCCTGACCAAGCACAAACAAAAGTGACGCATGCGCTAGACGTGGTACAGCAGTCAGGCGCTCTAAAGCATCTCATAGTGAGCTTGTATCAGGATGTTGGTACTGACGTAGGCACGGACACGCTGAAGGAACTGAAGTATGAGTACAGGCCATTTCAGACGAAAGACGACGATTCCACTGATCTTAATCTGTACGCTCCTGACGTGTTGGTGTATCTCTATTCTCTTGCAGCGCAGAAGGTTACCCAGATCACAGATACGACCCGTGCAGAAATACAAAGTGTTTTGGCGCAAGGGGTACAGGCAGGTGAAGCTCTACCGGCCCTCGTCAAACGATTGAATGATTTATACCTGGTTTCGATTATCCCAAAACGCTCTGAAGTGATTGCACGAACTGAAGTGATTGCATCTAGCAACTACGGATCACAAGAAGCGGCTAAATCCAGTGGCTTGACGCTCAAGAAAGTATGGTTAGCGACTTCAGACAGCCGCACGCGCCCGGATCATGCAGAGGCTGACGGGCAAGAAGTCGACATGGATGAACCGTTTGAAGTTGGCGGCTCACAGTTGATGTATCCAGGCGATTCGTCGCTCGGCGCTCCTGCTGATGAGGTTATCCAGTGTCGTTGCACTCAATACTATAGACGAATAAAAGAGGACGATAACAAAAATCTTCCTGCCAGGGAAGTATCCAGAGATCATTATAGAGAATTGCTGAGGATGAAATCATGAGGACAGCCAAAGTTGAGCGCAAAACTGAGTATTTTCCGATAATCGGCGAGATCAAAGCAACCAATGACGAAAAAGGCATCACTGAAGGGTACCTTAACTTTGTGGGCAATATCGACTTTGGTGATGATCGTACCATGCCAGGCGCTTTTAAAAGAACCATCGCAGACAGTTATTCTCGCAAAGCTGCACAAGGGCTAGATTTCTTATGGCCTTATCTCTGGAATCATGATTACAATATCTTGCCGCCAGGCGGCATCTTTGAGGCTAACGAAGACAAAAAGGGCCTGTATATCAAGACGCAATATAACATGGACACTCAGCTCGGTAGAGAACTCTATAGCAGCTTCAAAATGGGCACGATGAAAAAGCAGAGTATGGGCTATAAAGCGATCCGCTACGAATATGTCAAAGACGGTTCTCGCTCCATACGTAACCTGCTAGAAATCGCAATCATGGAAGGAAGCGCGGTAGTCTTTCCGATGAACGATCTTGCGGATGTGACCACAGTAAAAAGGATACAGAACATGTTGAACAAATCAAAGCCAGTCACAAAAGAC